GTTATTGTCAGCCGCGCAATTGCTTTATCTGTTTTTCAATCTCAATGTATTCCATGTTAGTTCAGGTTAGGATTTAAAGCACCTTGCATATATTTTTCCTGCTTTGTCAGAATGCTGTTTAGCTTGCGCCTCAAAGCTTCAAGCTCCTGCCCACTCAGCATGTAAAGAGGCTTGCCCGCAATTCGCGGGTTCATCATAAAATTATTCACATCTGCCCAGTCTTTATTCGTGTTATACACTCCGAGTTTGTTCAGCAATACCAGGATGTCACTCCTCAGATTGCGTACGAACTCACTTGGTGGTGAGTTTTTCCAGGGGTTGAACCGGATTAAAAGTTCATCAAGTTGCTCCTCATTAAGGTCAGCAGTGCTTTTCACACCATAAGGCTCAAGAATGGCATCGCGCATATCGTCAATTCCCTGCTTTATCCACAAGGCACGCAGCCGCTTTACTTTTGCTTTTCTAATACTTTCGCTCATGTCAATAATGTTAAGATCACTACTAAGATCGTTTTCGAGTAAGTGCAGGAATTGTTTTTCAGCATTTACTCCTTTGAACCCACCACGAAGCTTCCCATCAACATAAATAAGCAGATGGGCCTGCCTGGGGTCGTACTTGTAACTGATTTCTTCTTTTTTCATAATTCTTTGATTTTAAGTAATTGTTATTAGGTGTCCATAATGTTTAATCCGTGAAATTTTGTCACGCTTTCATTTAATTAGTTGTAAATAAGACTTTCATATTCATTATCCCATATCACATATGGTTTTCCGCCTCCGTACCGGCTTACCGGGTATGCTTTGTAATCTTCAATCCATATTTTCACGTTAGCATCAAATCTTACACTACGGGCCACGCGTCCTTCGGGCATCTTGCCCTCGGCATGGCTCACAAACACAAAGAGCTTGTTGCGAAACCGGTCTTTTATGGTTTTATACTCTCTATACGTCATTCCTGTGTATTGCAAACTATCAATTATCACTACTTCGGCACTCCGGGGCTTCGCCAGCCTTTTTATCAGATCGTCAATATGCTCTTTGTCCAGGATCATCACATTGTTTTTGCATTTTCTGAAATCAACCTGCTCTACTGCTCTTTGTAAACTCATGCTCACGCCCTCCTCCAAACTATTGTAAACAACCTTGCAAAAGCCTGATAAATACTTTGCAAGCTGTAGCGCAAATCTTGTTTTTCCATTTCCTGAATTGCCCCATATTAGCCATGTTCCCGTTATTTCTGGTTGTCCAAAACTTTCAAGCCATTCTCCTTCAAATTCTAGTCCTTTGAATTTGCGATTCAGCAAATCGTTTACTGATATTGCTCTCTTTCTGCTCAATGTTATTGATCAAATTTTTAGTTCTGTACCTTATTTTTATTGATCTCGTCATATATCCTTCGTAATGAATAATCAGTAGCGTTTATAAACTGCTGCACCCGTTCTACTTCCGGCGCATTCACCCTTATAATCATTGCAGCATGTACAGCCTTGAATTGCTTTAACTCCTCGCCGCTGTCCGGACTTGCCTTCTGGTATCTGCTGCCATACCGACTGAAAAGCTCTGCATAGCCTACTTTCTTAAAATCAATGCTTCGCTTCATTTTCTCTTTCAAACCATCAGCACCCATCATATACCATCCCACTGCGCGCTCTGTAGCATTCCACAGTGCCTTCAGCTCCAGAAATGCCTGGTAATCCAGATCGCCTGCCTCATCAAGTATGATCAAGGGGTTTTCAATTGATTTGAGGTAAAACACAAGGTCTTCATACACATCAGCCAGCTTGCCTGAATAGTTTATCCCAAATTCCTTAGCCAGAAACCTTATCAGCTTATGCTTTGTCTTCACTTGCGAGCAGTCGCAGTAAACCGTGTTCTTATTTTCCCTTGCGTATATGCGTGCTGTATATGTCTTGCCAATGTCCGGGATATCGCACAATATCCTAGATGCATGGTTCTCTCTGCAAAAATCAAGCTGTCCGTAAATAAACACATATGTTGGTGTGCGAGCCGTAACCCAGGGTTTTACCTTACCTATTGTAACATTGAGTTTGCGGGCAAGGCTTATCCAGTTTGCATCGGACAAAACCCGCTTTATGTCACCTTTCTTAATCCTTGAGTATTGGCTGTGACTAATGCCAAGGCTTACGCTAAACTTAGCGTCAGAACCTCCAAAGAACTCCCGGCGGTTTGCCAGGGCTTCAATAATTCTCTTTTTAAATTCATCTGTAACCATAACTGTGTGATTTAATGATTAGTAATTTGCAATTTATAACTCGCTTATTTTACGTTCGCGCCAGCTTTCACTTGTGAATTTCGCAAACGCCTCTTTTAGATCCACTTCGTTTTTCTCTATCTCATTGTGATAAACTACTTCAGTCTCCAGGCTCTCAATTGCTTTGTAATTCTCAGCATCAATGGTTGTAACTTTCTTCACAACTGCTTCTGCCCTCTCTCTCTCTCTCTTGAAATAATGTGCCTGGCGTTTTGCCTGCTGCAGCCTTATTTCCTCATCACGTTCCGTGCGTTCCATTTTTGCCTCATTATATCTCTCAATCATCGTTGCACGTGTCAGAAAAACATCCTCCTGATACAAATACACCTCATTTATATTGCCGTCCTCATCGGGCACATAATAGGCTTCAACATTGTAGTTATTAGGCTTCATTCTTTTAAGCACATTGTATGTGTCAATAGCATAATTCTGATACTGCACACGCACGTAGTCATTATTTCTTAAGCTTGTTTCAGTTTTGAATCCAAAATGCTTGAATAACTTATACTTGAGTGGTCTGCCAAGGTCGGGATGCATGTTTTCAACAAGCACCTGCCACCTTGTTTTTCCTTTGAACCTTACCTGATCAGGGTGCAGTGAGTTATTGTGGAAAGCAATTGCCTCATCAGCTTCAGCCCTCAGCACCTCTTCCGGTATCCGTTGTTGCTTGTATTCCTCATCTTTGTTCTCACTCTTTATCTTATATGCACCTTTAGCATTCCACCTTCCTATTCCTTCCTGACTTCTCTTTTCTGAACCATACTTCAAAGCCCGGATCGCATGTTCAGCCCGTTTGCTTCTCGAAATTCCCGGTGCAGTAAATGTTACGTATGTAAACATTGCCTTCAGGTCGTCCTCTATTTCGCGCATCAGATGGTTTTCCACTTCGATCTCGCCTGGCCACATCAGGTTATTGCTTTCAATAGTCCTGTACATCTGCCTGAAAGTCTCATACACCATTGCCTTATTAGGCTTATCGGTGCTGTAATTACAGCTTAGACACGTGCCACTCATTACATCAAATATTGCATATCCGTTCATCCACACACCGGCAGATGTTTTTCTACTCAGTGTTCTGTCATCTGCTGAGATTTTTGAAAGACTGTAAACAGGATTATGACGATGGTTGAAAGGTGTATTCAGGGTTATGTGGTCAATCCTGTTATTCCGAAGCCTGTCAATTATTGCCTGATTATCCGGGTTATTAAGCACATTCCAGACCGTTGATCTGCTTACTGCTATAAAATTTTGCTTTTTTTCATCCCAGAAATCATATCTATTGTATGCTTCGCCTGTTTCTTTGTCAACTATTTCAATATTCCCGGCAATGAACGAAAGATACATTTCATGTACCCAGTCTCCGAATGGCAAATTTTTCTGGCAATAAAGACTGATGATCAGTCTGCTGATGAGTTCATTAACCTTTCTGCTGTTGCCGTTTCCATATCCTCTATGAATTAATGAATTGTAACCATGCTCATTATATAACTTAAGCCTCTCTTTTAATCTCCTTTCGTGTCCGGGCAGGTTGTGGGGCCAGAATTCTTTGTCAAGATCATTAACATCTTTTGCAAGTTTTTTAAATAGCCCTCGTGTGCTGTTACCAAGAGCCTTGCTTTTTCCTGTTTTTAGCTGCAAAAGCTTATTCAGGGCATTCAATACACATGCATTCATTGTGTATTCAATCTGTACTTTTGTGTGCAGCCTTCTGCCATCTTCAAGTTCGTAACTTGCAAAATAGTCAGCAGCTTTTAGGTCAGGTTCAATGCTTTGCTCAATTATGTTTAACTCCACTATCTTATAAGGATCACCGTGTATCTCTTTATACTTATTCCTTATGTCTTCGCGAAGTAAATTCCATGACAGTAACGCAGGGCCGGAAGGCGAAGCACGTCTCACTCTTACATGCCTGTTTCTGTCAACGTATTTTGCCAATGCACTTTTAGTAATTACTGCTTCGTGTCCATTTGAGGTCGTAAGCTCCGGAACACTGATGCACAAAATTCCGTCAATGTATTCCATAATAATGTGTGTTAATTAGTAGCTTCGTAAAGCGCTTTGTGAATTTCTTTTCTTTGTTCCAGGTGCTGTGTGATCGCCATTGCAACATCATCCGTCATTTGCCTTTTGCCTTGAATTATCTCTCTTACTTTCCCGACACTGCATCCTGCCCTCTCTGCAATCTTTATTCTGTCACCATACCGCAACACCTCCATCAATTTCCTATTCTCT